ACGCCGAGTTCTGCGCCCTGGTCGAGCACGAGCTCTACCACATCGCCCAGGAGCTGGATGGCTTCGGCGCTCCAGCCTTCACCCGAGATGGCATGCCCAAGCTCAAGCTGCGCGGCCATGACGTCGAGGAGTTCGTCGGCGTGGTGCGTCGCTATGGCGCCAGCCCTGACGTGCAGCGCCTGGTGGAAGCCGCGAGCAGCCGCCCCGAGGTGGAGAAAATCAACATTGCGAGGGCCTGCGGAACCTGTCTGCTCAAGTCGGCCTGATTGACAGCACATTGACGGAAGTACCCCTATGGCCGCCCTGAGCAACGATGTGAAAGCCTTCATCGTTCAGGCGCTGGCCTGTTTCGATACCCCTTCGCTGGTGGTGACCTCCGTCAAGGAGGAGTTCGGTGTCGACGTGAGCCGCCAGCAGGTGCAGTGCTACGACCCCACGAAGTACCAAGGGCGCAACCTGCACCAGAAGTGGCGCACCGTCTTCGACGACACCCGCCGGCGCTTCCGCGAGGAGACCGCGGACATCCCCATCGCCAACCGCGCGCACCGCCTCCGCACCCTGGGCCGTATGGCCGAAAAGGCCGAGGGGATGCGCAACCTGGCGTTGACTGCCCAGCTGCTGGAGCAGGCCGCCAAGGAGGTGGGCGACATCTACGTCAACCGCCAGACCAAGGCCGAGATGCAGCACGACGATCTGCCGCCGACCCGCGTGCAGGTCGAGGTGGTGGACGCGAGGGTTCGCGATGCCGACGCTTAACGTGCCCCAGGCGCAGTTCCTGCAGCTGCCGCACAAGTTCCGGGGGTTCGTAGCGGGGTTTGGCTCGGGCAAGACCTGGGTGGGCTGTGCCGCGCTGTGCAAGCACGTCTGGGAGTGGCCTAGGATCAACTCCGGCTACTTCGCCCCGACCTATCCGCAGATCCGGGACATCTTCTTCCCGACCATCGAGGAGGTCGCCTTCGACTGGGGCCTCAAGGTCCGGACCAAGGAGAGCGACAAGGAGGTCGAGTTCTACAGCGGCGGCCGGTACCGCAGCACCACCATCTGCCGGTCCATGGAGAAGCCCCAGACCATCGTGGGCTTCAAGATCGGGCACGCCCTGGTGGATGAGCTGGACGTGCTGCCCGCGGCCAAGGCCCAGCAGGCTTGGCGCAAGATCATCGCGCGGATGCGCTACAAGGTGGATGGGCTGAAGAACGGGGTGGACGTCACCACGACCCCCGAGGGCTTCAAGTTCGTCTACCAGCAGTTCGTCAAACAGCTGCGCACCAAGCCGACGCTGACCGAGATGTACGGCCTGGTACAGGCCAGCACCTTCGACAATGAGCTCAACCTGCCGGACGACTACATCCCCTCGCTGATGGAGTCCTACCCCGAGCAGCTGATCATGGCCTACCTCGACGGCCAGTTCGTGAACCTGACCTCGGGCACGATCTACACCGCCTATGACCGCAAGCTCAATGGCAGCCAAGAGACCATCCAGCCCGGGGAGCCGCTCTTCGTGGGGATGGACTTCAACGTCGGCAAGATGTCGGCCATCGTCCACGTCAAGCGCCTGGGCATGCCGCACGCGGTCGACGAAATCATCAACGGCTACGACACGCCGGACATGATCCAGAAGCTCAAGGAGCGGTACTGGCTCTATACGGGGACCGAGTACCGCAACACCCGGCTGATCCGGATCTACCCGGACGCCAGCGGCGATTCCCGCAAGTCGGTGCGCGCCAGCGAGACGGACATCTCCCTGCTCAAACAGGCCGGGTTCATGGTCGTCGCCCCGGGCGCCAACCCGCCGGTCAAGGACCGCATCAACGCCATGAACGCCATGTTCCGCAACGCAGCGGGCGAGCGGCGCTATCGCGTGAACGCCGACAAGTGCCCGACCTATGCCGATGACCTGGAGCAGCAGGTCTGGGCCGAGAACGGCGAGCCCGACAAGAAGCAAGGCAACGACCACCGGCCCGATGCTGGCGGCTACTTCATTCACAAGGAATACCCGATCACCAGGTACTCCCTCGCAGGCGTCGCATAATGGGTTTCAAACAGTTCCTCTCCGACAAGCTGGTCAATCTCGTGGCCAACCTGGGCACCGAGCGGGACAAGGCGTCCCATTCGGGCTACCTGGTGTCGACCCTGACCGACCAGCAGCTCCTCGCTGCCTACCGCAGCAGCTGGTTGCCGCGAAAGATCATCGATATCCCCGCGCTCGACGCCTGCCGGCGCTGGCGTGGGTGGCAAGCCTCCAAGGAACAGATCCAGGCCATTGAGGCCGCGGAGAAGAGCCTGGCGCTCGTCGCCCGGGTCCACACCGCCATGATCCGTGGCCGCCTGTTCGGTGGCGCCGCGGTGTTCATCGGCACCGGCGAAGCGAACACAGCCCTGGAGCTGCGGCCGGATCGCATCGGCAAGGGTGGATTGAAATACCTAACCGTCATGAGCCGGCGCCACCTGAGCCCGACCGAGATCGAGCGAGACGTCCAGTCACCGCGCTATGGGATGCCCAGGGCATACCGGCTGGCCGGCTCCAACGTCGAGATCCATCCTTCGCGGTTGGCCATCTTCCAGGGTTCCGAGCATGCCGACCCTGAGCTGGTCGAGGGCGCTGGTCACGGCTGGAGCGATTCGGTCCTGACCTCGGTCATGGAGGCGATCAAGCAGAGCGACGGCACGCTGGCCAACGTGGCCAGCCTGGTGTTCGAGGCAAAGGTCGACGTCATCAAGATCCCGGATCTGATGCAGAGCCTGGAGGATCCCCGCTTCGAGAAGCTGCTGCTGGAGCGCCTGCGGCTGGCCGCTATGGCCAAGAGCATCAATGGCGCGCTGATGCTGGATGCCCAGGAGGACTACCAGACCAAGACGGCCAACTTCAGCACGCTGCCCGACATCATCGACCGCTTCCTGCAGAACGTGACCGGCGCCGCGGACATCCCGGCCACCCGATTCCTCGGTCAATCCCCAGCCGGGCTCAACGCCAGCGGGGAGTCGGACCTGCGCAACTACTACGATCGGATCCAGTCGGGCCAAGAGCTGGAAGTGCGGCCCGCCATGTCGGTGCTGGACGAATGCCTGATTCGGTCGGCCCTGGGCAGCCGGCCTCCTGAGATCCACTACGTCTGGAACAGCCTCTGGCAGCCCACGGCGACGGAGCGCGCCACCATCGGCAAGACCGTCGCCGACACCATCAAGGTGATCAAGGACACCGGTCTGTTCCCGGACGCCGCGCTTTCCAGCGCCGCAGAGACGGCCCTGGTCGAGTTCAGCGTCCTGCCCGGCCTGGAGGCGGCCATGGAGAAGTACGGCGAAGAGCTGCCAGACGAGGAGGGCGGCGAGGGCAATCTGGACCCTGATGGCCAACTCGATCCCGAGCCCGCACCTACAACCTGAAGTAGCGCCCAGCGCCAAGGAAAACACCATGCTCCTGCACGACTCCGTGTCGGTTTCGGCTGTCCGCCGAACCACTGACGGCTACCTCGTGGCCGAGGCCCGGGTAGCGCGCACCGGCATCCAGGACTACCTCGGAAGCGAGGTCGGCAAGCCTGAGATGCCCATTGTCCGGCTGTACCGCCCGCCCGAGGCCGTATTCGCCGAGGACGCCATGCGCTCCTACGCCTATCGGCCCATGACCAACGGCCACCACGGCGATGTGAACGCCGCCAACTGGAAAGAGCTGGCTGTGGGCCAGACCGGTGCCGAAGTGCTGCGCGACGGCGAGTTCGTCCGCGTCCCGATGGTGGTGATGGATGCGGCGGCTATCCGCGATGTCGAGGGCGGCCGCCGCGAGCTCTCCATGGGGCTGGAAGCCATCGTCGTCTTCGAGGATGGCGTCACTCCTGAAGGCGAACCCTACGACGCCCGTGTGGAAAGCATGCGGATGAATCACCTGGCGCTCGTTGATCGGGCGCGAGGTGGCGAGCAACTACGGATCGGGGACCAGCGCAGCCCCGGTGCGAATACCCCTGCGCACCCCAACGACAACGGAGGCCATCCCATGGCTGATTCTCTGCGCACGGTCATCGTCGATGGCCTGTCTGTGCAAACCACTGACCAAGGCGCCCAGGCGATCGAGAAGCTGACCAAGCAGCTGGCCGACGCAGGCGTCAACGTCAAGACGCTGACCGATGCTCACACCGCGGCTATCGCCGGCAAGGACCGCGAGCTGGCAACCAGGGACAACGAGATCGAGAAGCTGAGGGGGCAACTGCTCTCCGATGCCCAGATCGATGCTCGCGTCCTGGCGCGCGGCGACCTGATCGGCAAAGCCAAATCCATCGCCGACGCCGACTACAGCGGCAAGAGCGACGACGAGATCCGCAAGGCCGCCGTGGTGGCCAAGCTGGGCGACGCCGCGGTGGCCGGCAAGAGCGCCGACTACATCACCGCTCGCTTCGACATCCTGGTCGAGGAATCTAGCGATCCGGTGCGCCAGCACCTGAAGACGCAGGACGGCCAGTTCCAGAACCCCAACGACAACGGCCAGGCCGCCTATGAGGCGCGTCTGGGTGATGCCTGGAAAGGAGGTGCCAAGTAATGCCGTCCATTCAGACCAGCTATTCCGAGAACATCCGCGCCAGCGTACCGGGCCACATCCCGGACATGACCCACGCCGACGTCGTGTCTCGCACTGTCGAGTCGGCTGCCGGCCTGGGCTTCGGCCTGCCGGTGTTCCAGGGCACCGCCGATAAGGCCGTCCGCATCTTCGCCACTGGCGATACCGCGGCCAAGTTCGTGGGTGTGTCGGTCCTGGACCGCTCCGCCAGCGGCCCCAACGGCTTCGTCCAGTTCGAGTCCGCGCGCATCCTGCTCAACGGCCCGATCAGCGTTACCGCCGCCGTGGCGGTCAAGGCGAGCGACCCGGTAACGGTCACTGCCGACGGCACCTTCAGCAACACCGGTGGCATCACGATTCCGAACGCTCGCTGGGACACCAGCGCCGCGGCCGGCGCCGTCGCCAACATCTTCCTCAAGTAAGGAGCCGACATGCGCGCCCCCTTCAAGCTTCTGGACGCCCAGGCCGCCCTGGGCTTCGTGATCTCCCAAACCACGCACATCGAGCGTGGCGTCAATGCCA